CACTTGCGAGTACCTCTCACCGTTCTACGGAACAAAGGATGTTAGATACAACTTGCCAGGATCGACCAAGTACGAACACAGCCAACACAGTTATGGTTTCTGGGCAGTGCCACCCGACATAGGCACAAGGGTGCTGGTGATATTTGCAGAAGGCAAGATGGAACAGGCATTCTGGATAGGATGTGTGCATGAACCTTTGATAAATCACATGGTGCCAGGCATAGCATCCAGTGAAAAGACATGGGACAAGAGCGGTGGTGGACCAGCGGGACAATTAAGTTCATCCATTGACAAGACTGAAACATATGGAACCAAGGATGTGCCATCGGGGGAAATCAACAGGAGCATACCTGGTGTAACCGCGAAAAACTATGATAGCCTCAACAAGCCAATACACCCTCTGGCCGACATCCTGGTCAAACAAGGGTTATCAGAGGACCCAATAAGGGGCACGACCACAAGTTCTGCAAGGAGAGAGACCCCCAGCAATGTTTTTGGAATAAGCACACCAGGTCCGTTGGATAGGACAACCACCCAACAGTCGACCGGTACAAAGGATGTGAAGAAAACAGATTTTGTAACAAGGAGGGTTGGACACACGTTGGTGATGGATGATGGTGATGTGAATGGCAACAACCAACTGACAAGATTGAGGACTGCCTCAGGACATCAGTTGCTGATGCATGACACCAAAGGAGTTGTTTACATAGCCAACGCATCAGGTAACGCCTATGTCGAGATGCAGGCAAACGGCAGGATTGATGTGTATTCGGGTGTGGGCGGTATAAACCTTCGTACAGAGGGTGACTTCAATCTACACTCTGATTCAAACATTAACATGCACGCCAACGGTCAGATCAGGATGAGCTCTGCCAAAGAGATGATACATTCTGCTGATACTTTATTGAACATAGGAGACAGAGGAATATTTAACAGTGCCCAAAAAGGTGCAATCCGAGACTACGCAAGGGACGGACTTAGTTCGTTCACCAAGGGTACACAACTACATGGAGCAGAGGGACAGGTACATCTCGCAGGAGCCCAGGTTCACTTCAACTCAACAAGCGCAAGTGATTTGTGGGGACCGGCATGGCTGACCGCCGAAAAGGTTGGACTTAACCTCAGGGAAGAGGGAGATGTTGAACTTGCACAAAAAGGGTTAAAACCTTTACAGGAATTCAGTAGGAAAACCAAGACCACCGTCCACAGGTTAGTAACCCATGAACCTATGTTCAGGGCTAATGTGATATCCAACGATAATGTGATACCAATAGATGCGGATGACAAGAAACAGTGGAGCAGGAATGCCAACACACCTGGCACAACCGAATTCATAAATCAACAAAACAGGTTGAGTGAGAACAGTGCAATCAGGGACGCACAGTACCAAGCGGACGCATTAGAATACGTGAAACAGAAGATAGGCAACAGCACAAACGCAACCAAGGCCAAAGAGTTGCTGACAGAATTTGGTTTGAAATACAACGAGATATACGGTATTACAGAAAAGATCAATTTGCCATTTGACATAAAAGAAAGTATAACAGAAAAGATCAAAGGCATAGAGTTCAACTCGGATATAAAAGATTTGACCAACACCATAACGTCACAGGTGGTAGAAGTTTTCTCAGGCAAGAGCACAGAACTGTTCAAGGACAACGTGTTTGTTAATAACGCTGGAGAATTGTTTTCACTTGCCAGGGATACCAGCAAGACAGCCATTGCTGGAATTGACGCGGCCAACACGGCACTGAACACCATAGACGGGTTGAAAGGCAACTTGAAATCTGGCGATGTGATAGGAACCATAAACACGCTCAACAGCATTACCCAGAACTATTCAACTGTTGTTGGAGGTAAGATAGTAGGAATTAATTCCGTTACAAAACTGGCCAAGAACATAGGCCTTTACAATCCAAGTGCGGCACAGTTAGGTGGACAGACATTCTTGCAGAACGTGGGGTCGAATATCACTAGAAAAATAGGAGAACTCGGTGGCGCAGTCAAGAACTTGTTCGGTGGTTTCAAGTTCAGCGACAGGCGATTGAAGGAAGATATTAAGTTTATTGGCAAGTCACCATCGGGAATCAACATCTATTCGTTTAAATACTATCAGATACCAGGAAGATACATCGGAGTGATGGCACAGGAGGTGCCGTGGGCAACACACATGACAGACACTGGTTATCTTGCTGTGGATTACAGCAAGGTTGACGTAGAATTTAGGAGATTGCATTAATGGCATACGGAGATTCAGGATCAGGAGGATTATCAAACAAAAACGTTACCTTCAAGGGTTTTAGTTCACGTGCAGACAAGCGTAACTTCAAACTTTACGACTTTGAGGTCGCAAAGCAGGACCTAATAAACAGGTTGAGTGTGCGTAAGGGTGAGCGTGTAGAGAATCCTGAATTTGGCACGATAATATACGATGCAATATTTGAACCATTCACAGAAGCGTTAAAGGATGCCATAGTCGAGGATGTCACAGCAAATCTCAATGCAGATCCACGTATCAGCACCCAGGAAATATTAGTATCAGAAGCAGACAAGGGCATAGCCATACAGGCCACAATCACATACGTACCTTTGAATATCACTGAAAAATTAAGTTTCAATTTTGATGAAAATTCACTGTTACGCCTATCTTAAAGTACGCACTTAATTTAATATATAAATATCCATACAAACAGTATGGCCTCTACAGATAGACAAAACAGATTATTAGTTGCGGAAGATTGGAGAAAGATCTACCAGGCTTTCCAACAGGCAGATTTCAAAAGTTACGACTTCGAAACTCTTAGAAGGACAATGGTGGCATACCTCAAAGAGAACTACCCAGATGATTTCAATGATTTTGTAGAGAGTTCTGAGTATGTTGGATTGATCGATTTAATTGCTTACATATCACAAGCGTTATCTTTCAGGGTGGATCTCAATGCCAGGGAAAACTTCCTCGAGACAGCGGAGAGAAGAAATTCTATCTTGAGATTAGCAAGGTTGATCAACTACAATGCAAAGAGGAATCTACCTGCAACAGGACTGCTTAAAATTGATTCCATATCGACCACGCAGGATGTAAGAGATAGCTCAGGTACTAATCTTGCAAATCAAACAATAGTATGGAATGACTCAGCAAATTCAAATTACAGAGAACAATTTACTGCAATCTTAAATGCGGCAAACCAAACAGGACAACTGTTTGGCAATCCAAGAGAATCAGGCACAATCAATGGCATATCCACAGAAGTATATACTTTAAGTTCCAACCAATTGGATCTTCCTGTATTCCAGTTTCAGAAGTCAGTAGGCGGAGTTTCCAGATCGTTTGAGATAGTGCCAAGTTCGATTAACCAATCTGATTCTATATATGAATCAGATCCAATACTAGGTTCAGGTCTCACATACTGTTATAGAACAGATGGCTCCGGTGATAGTTCAAACAATACAGGATTTTTCTTTTTATTCAAGCAAGGCACATTACAAACGGTTGACTTTACTGTTGACACATCTGTAACGAATTACGTTAAATCATTAGACGAAGCAAATGTCAACGATACGGATGTGTGGCTTTACAAACTAGATCAATTTGGACAGTTGGCAGAGGCATGGACAAAGGTTCCATCACTATCTGGCAACAATGCCATCTATAACTCTTTGTCAAAGACAGAGAGAAATACATACAACATAGTAACAAAAAATGATGATGCAATAGATCTAGTATTTGGAGATGGAAATTTTTCAAACATTCCTCTAGGCAATTTTAGGACTTACTACAGGGTCAGCGACAACGCCAAATTCGCGATACAGGCCGCGGATATGCAAAACGTACAGTTGACTGTGCCATACACAGATGCCAATGGCGCACAGCAGTCATTGTCAATCAGTTTAAGTTTAAAGGCCAGCGTTTACAATTCGGCGGCCACAGAGTCAAATGATTCTATAAAGGAAAAAGCATCACAAGTTTACTATGCGCAGAACAGGATGATCACGGCAGAGGACTACCAAGTTGTGCCACTTTCGGCTTCACAAGAAATAGTCAAAGTGAGATCCGTGAACAGGTCAGCGTCTGGTATATCTAGAGCAAAAGAAATATTAGATCCAACAGGAGCGTATTCCAATG